GCAGGCCCAGGTTGCGGGCGGCCTCGGTCGAGCCCTTGACTGTGCGGCCGTCAGGTAGCGTCAGGGAGTTGATGCATCGGCCGAGCAGGATCGTGTTCTGCTCGGCTGCGGTGGATGCAGGATCGGCGAACACGTGTGCCTGGTCGCCGCCCACCGGTAGGCGGAGGGTTGCCTCGCCGCCGTGCCGTAGCGGCACAGTGAAGGAGCGGGCGTGGCGGTCGTCCATGGGCTTGATCTGGATCTGGCCCAGGTGGATGGTCAGCGCCGAGGGCTGGCCGCAGTGCGGGCAGCTCCAGGCCGGGATGTCGATCGTGTCGCCGAGGGTGGCGCGCCGGATCGCCAGCACCAGGGCGTCGCGGTCGCCGATGAGCATGGAGTCCAGCACGGCGGGGGTGGCCCGGTGGCCGCCGACCGAGGCGGTGCCGCGCCGCAGCAGCGTATCGATGTACCGCAGAGGGTGGTCCCGCACTCGGGCCAGCGCCTCCTCGTCGGCTCCGGTCAGCTCCCGGACCTCGGCATCGGTGTGCAGGACGCCGTCGATGATCGCCCCGCCGGGCAGCTCAACGGTCCCTGGCTTGAAGTCAGGAGCCTCCGGGGCCGTTCCGACCGCGTCGGCAAGCGCCTTTGCCGAGGCCGCACTGGCGGCCTCAGGGTCCGCCAGGGCCGAGACGGTCTCGGCATCGACCGGCGCGGTGTCGAAGTCCCAGTCGTAGTCGATCTTGTCCACGTGTTGTCGCACCTTCTCGGGGCTGGCCGCCGGGGTCCGAGGTGGTGCTGTGTGTGGCGGGAGTATGTATCAGGGGTGTGTTGTCAGAAGCTGGCTGTGGAGCCGGGCCCGGAGGTCTGGGCCATCCGGAAGTCCCACCCCTCGTGGGCCAGGGTGACCTGGGAAACGGCGATGTTGTTCAGGCCCGCGTCCAGATCGGAGAACGTAACCGCCGTGGGCCATGCGTTGTACACGCGCCAGCAGGCTTTGACGGCTGCGGTTTTGGTGGTCACCGGGTGGTCGATCAGCATGATGTCGACGTTGCAGCGGAAGTCGGTCGCGGTGTCGCTGCTGCCCGAGCCCTGCTGGACGATGAACAGCTGCTGCATCCAGTCCATGATGTGGTTGCCGGTGGCGCTCTGGTAGTTCGCGCCACCCGGGATCAGGCCCCTGGCCAGGGTGATCGGGCTGTAGTCTGTCTGGCCCGGGAGCTTGCGTGTACTGACGTTGTCACCGCCCTGGCGATAGGCGATGACATCGGTGACGACGCTCAGCCCTGAGACGGTCATGAAGCCCAGCTGGGGGTAGTCGGAGGCTAGGAGCGGGCTGTTGATGCGGACATGGAACTTGAATACGCGGAGCGGGTCCGTCTGAAGGCTGGCCAGGGACGGCGCCTGCGTGACGGTGGGCGTGCTGGCCACGGGGGCACTTCCTTCGGGTGGCGCCTGGGTCCGAAGGTGTGCTGCGTGCGGCGAGGGTGGTCAGGGGTCGGGGTGCTGCTTACACCTGGGAGGTAGCGGTGGATCCGGTGGCCAGCTGGGCTACGCGGATCACGATGAACTCGCTCGGGGCGGACAGCGCGACCCCGACGTCGATGGTGACTTGGCCTTGGGCGACCACGGCGGCCGGGTTGTTGGAGGCGTCGCACTGGACGAAGTACGACTGCGCCGGGGTGGCGCCCTGGAGCACGCCGATCTGCATCAGCGCTTGCATCTGCTGGATGACCACGCTCTCCAGGCGCTGCCACAAGGTGGGGGTGTTGGGTGCGAACACTGCGAAGCGAGTGGAGGCCAACAGCAGCTGCTCGATGTACATCAGGGTGCGGCGGATCGGGATGTAGCGGCTGGGCATCCCGTACTGGAGCGTGCGGGCGCCCATGACGCAGACGCCGGACTGCGGCACGGTGCGGAGGATGTTGACCCCGGCGGTGTTCAGGGTGTCCAGGTCGGCGTCGGCGAACCGGACTTCCGGTGCGACCACGTTGACCAGGGCGGACTGCACCCCGGCCGGGGCCTGCTGCGGTCCGGTCGCCGCGTCGGTCCTGGCGTACACCCCCAACACCGCCCCGCCCGGGGGTACGGTCCGGGTGGCGCCGATGGCCTGCGAGGACGGGTCGGCCACCGTGATCCAGGGTGCGTACATCGCGGCGTAGGAGGTTGAGGTGTACGGGGTGCCGCCGGTGGCCGTCGGCGTGAGAGCGACGTAGGCCGCCACTGTGGCGGCGTTTGTCGCCGATGCCTTCGGCGCGTCCAGGACCATGAACACGGTCCCCTTGTTCTGCGCCCAAGCGATCAGAGGGTTGATGATCGTGGGGTCGGTGATGCCGGGAAGGTTCAGGTTGATCAGGTCGGAGGTGGCGGTGTCCAGCAGCTGCGCGGCGGCAGCCAGGCTCAGGTTGGCGGTGGTTCCGGCGGTGCCGCCGGTCAGCGGGGTATCGGCTTGTGCCGACGGGGTGTTGGCGATGGTCCACGGTGCGGTGAGCGGGGTTGAGACGCTGATCACCTGGGAGCCGGAGGTGGCGGAGTTGACCATCGCGATCAGGTAGCGCGGGTCCACCGGGTTCAGCGACACGTCCAGATAGCGGTCGGTCACCGAGTTCAGGCTGGTGTCGCCGATCTTGACGATCATGTCGAAGCGGCCGGGGGTGATGGTGGACGGCGAGATCGTGATGTAGGTCTGGTTGCCACCGGCGCCGGGCAGGCGCGAGGTGACGGTCAGGATCGGCGCGGGCGTGGCCTCGATGTCGTTGAGGGTGATGGTGGCGGCGGTGGCGTCCGACGGGATCGCGCGCACCACCCAGCAGCGGGAGCCGCCGTTGGCGAAGTACTGGTACACCGCGTGCGGCAGCAGGGACGTGCCGTCGCCGAAGTTCCCGTATAGGGAGGCGTACTGGCGCCAGGAGGTGATCGGCGTGGGTACCGCAGGGCCGGTGGCGGCGGTGCCGACGAAAGCGGCTATCGCCTGGGTCGCCGAGCTCCCCGAGGACGCCAGTGGCGTCAGCGTCTCCTCGATGAAGACGCCGGGGCGCTTGTAGGTGGGCATCGGGCTCCTCCCGGGCGGGGCCGCTGGAGTCCGATGAGGTGCTGCTGTTGATGCGGCGGTTGGTGGGTAGGGTCTAGTCGTAGATCTCGTGCAGGTTGGCCACGACCTTGCTGACGGGCACGGGCGTGATGACGTCGGCAGGGTCGAACAGCTCGGTGGGCACGGCCAGTACCCAGGTCGCGGTGAACACCCGTTTGCCGCCGTCCAGTGCGTCGGCCAGATCCGGCCCGGAGACCGTGTCCAGGCGGCGCACTGTGCCGTCCTGCGGCACGGCCAGGTAGCCGAAGCGGGCAGGAAGCCGGTCGAAGGCGGCGAGTTGTTGAAGGGCCTCGATCTGGTGGGAGGCTTTGCGGGTGTACAGCGTCACCTGGTAGTTGATCGTGTACGGGATCGGGGCTTCCGGCAGGTAGTAGGGGCTGCCCGCCGGGTCGTTCATGTCCGCCCAGCCCGGCATCCCCTCCGGGGCGTAGCGCAAGTGGCATTCGCCGTGCCACTCCCGCTCCGGGTCGCGTTCGATCGACAGGTGGTCGATGACGAGCATCGGGTAGGCGGTATCGGCGAACTCGGGCTCCGGCAGCCGGAAGCGGACCTGGATCGGACGCCCGGCCGGGGCGTTGGCGTCGTGGACGACCAGCCCGGTGAGCTTCGCCTTCAACGCCGCGTCCTCATTGATCAGCCATGGCATGGCGCCTCCGCTCGCGGGCAGGTGCCAGCAGCGCAGCAGGCGTGCGGGCGCGGGCGGTCACGGCATTTCCTTACAGGCTATGGGCGGTTGTCGTTCGCGATTTCAGGATCGCACGCCGGATCAAAGCTCTGGTAAGGCCCGCTCAGGGATACGGCAGCCCTTGGCTGTCGCTGGCCCAGCGCTTGAACTGGGTGTCGTTGACCATCTCGTCGGGCTTGGTCTGCACAGCAGTGACCGCGACGATGACGTCGGCCTGCTGGATCTGCCCGAGCACCAGGATCTGGGTGATGTCGAAGACCGCATCGTCGTACACCAGCCGGTCGCGCAGGTACCGGCGGTTGAATACGTCGGCGCGGGTGATACCCGTGCGGGCCAGCTGCCTGAAGGCGATCGTCGCCTCCAGGCCGTCCACAGCGTAGAACCCGGTCTCGCTGTCGTCCTCGGCGCCGTCGGTGTGGATGACATGTAGCGCAGGAACCACCAGCGGCCCGCTGTAGACGCGTCCCCCCGAGGCGCCCTCGTCGTAGACGTCATGCTTGGTGGACGCGGGCCGAGAGTAGCGCCACCAGTCGACGTGATCGCCCACGGTGGACTGCCAGCCGCGCAGCCCGTCGTGGATCTCTGCGGTCTCGTACGCGGCGGTGAAACGGCCCCGTTTGAAGTCGGCGCGGCCCATCACCACCACCCTCCCCATGATGGCGATGGCAGCCCGGAGTCGTCGTCGTCATGGTGGTCGATCTCGGGCAGCTCGCGCAGCGGCAGCGCCGGGTCGTCGTACTCGCGCTCCTCGAAGATGGGCACCAGCCTGCCGGTGGTTTTGGAGACGCGCCGCAGCGTGGCCTGCTCCATCCGGTACATGCCGACGTCCAGCTGCGCGCACAGTTCCTGATAGCGTCCGGTGACCTGCTGGACCTGGGTCAGCATCTGGCGGAACCGCTGCTCGCGGTCCACGTGGGTACCTTCGGGCGTGGACAGGTCCACATCGGAGGCGGCATCGGTGATCAGCGTCCACAACGCCATCGAGGTCGCCAGGAGCGCGACCAGCAGATCCTCGACCGGCGGAAGGTTGGCCAGCGTGACCGGGGCTTGGGAGATCTGGAGGAACCCGTTGCTGTCCTTGTACCGGGAGCGGACGGTGCGGCCGTAGCAGTGCTGGAGCACAGCGTCGTTGATGTACTGAGTGAGGTCGGCGTCGGAGAACATGCCGACCCGGGTGCCGTTGACGATCAGTGTGGTGCCGTCGGCCAACGGCGCCGCCGCTCCCTGGAGGAAGATGCGCCCCTCGCGGGCGTCCAGGGTGTACAGGCTCGGGTCCAGCGTGGTAACTGTCGCGCCGTTGACCGTCGTCAAGACCGCCGTGGCGATGTTGGTCAGCGACAGGTCGTAGCTCACCAGCTCTCCGGTGCCGACGAAGACATCGCGGAAGGTGGTGCCGAAATCGCCCAGCTCGTTGCGGACCCGGGCGATGATGTCGGCGACGGTGGCCATGGACGCACCTAGCCCAGGCTCAGCGACAGCGCGGCCGGGGCGACGATCAGAGACGCATTCTGTGCGGCGTTTCCCGGCGCATCGAACTGCCAGGTGGTGATGATCTGGCCGGTCGTGCCGGTCGCGGTGGTGACCAAGGCGCCGTAGGTTGCCGGGGTGCCGATGCCGCCGGAAGCGGTGAATGGGCCGAAGACGATCTGAGCCGAGTTCGACACCACGGCGGGCAGCGTTCCGCCGGTCAGGGCCGCCGCCGTCCAGCTGACCGGCTGGCGGGCGTATCCCGTCGCGGCCACCTCCGTCATGGTGGCCATAGTGGTGGAGTCGGTCGGCGCCACCGTGAGCAGCGCCAGGTAGGTGGTGCGGGTCGCGGTGCTGCCCAGATCCAGCGAGATGCCGCAGAGGTAGTCCAGTGCGGCCTTCGCGCCGACGTCGTTGATCTGGCCGGGCATCAGGATCCTCCCGACGCCGCGAGCGCGAAGCAGCCCGCGAAGATGCTGGCGGGCAAGGCGAGGGCGCGGGTGACGGTGGCTTCCACCATGGACCCGGTCTCAGGGTCCAGGGCGTGGTCGGTGTAGGCGTAGTCCGCCACGACGGTGTCCTCGGCGCTGGCCCCGACGCCGGGCGTCCCGGCCGCCACGATGGCGGTCACGACGACTGCGGCCCCGGCCGGGATGGCGCCGGGGCCTTCGCCGACATCACCACTGGCGGTGTATCGCTGGCCGACGTCGGTCATCTCAGTGCCACACCAGGCCCTGGCGCTCCAGGTGGTCAGCGACGTGCGCGGGGACCTTGTAGGGGCGGCCCGGCTCGAAGTTGTACTCGGTGCCCGCGCCGATCGTCACCTGCTTCAGCTCGATCGGGACACGGATCACCCGGTGCGGCTGGGCGAC